TTAGTATCATTAATAATAATAGGTGTATGGTCATTAAATAATAAAAAATTATAAATATTGTTAGCATAACAGTCATTATATACAATAATAATAGTACGATAAATAGAGTAAAGTTGAAAATAATTATTAATTTTATTAAAAAAAATAGAATTATAATTCATAAATATAAAATAAATAAAATAATAAATAAATAATAATAAATAATACTATATTCTTTATATTAATTATTATTAAATTAGGTATAAAAGATTAAATAATAATATTTACTAAATATATATGAATATAATAGAAGATGATGAAGAAGATTATGAAATAATTAAAATAGATTTACAAATATTTAAAGAAGAATTAAAGAAATATAGAGAAAGTAAAAAAACAATACCAAATAATATACAATTAAAATATAATGAAATAGTAACTAATTATAATTGTTTTAATTTAAAATATGATCCAAAAAGTGTATGGGAAAAGAAGAGATATAAAAATATGAAAAATAATAATAATTTTAAACAGAAATTACATATATTTACACCACCAAATAATAATAATAAAGATAATAAATTATTAATAGGATTATTGAATAAAATAACAACAGCAAATGAAGAAATAATAATAAATAAAATAAATCAAATAATAAATAAAAATAATTTATATTTAATAGATACAGTAATAAATTATATAGGAAAAAAATATGATGTATTATATTTAAAAATATTAAAAATTTTTGAAAAATATGAAAAAAATGTTGTATATAATTATATTAAAAATTATATAGAAAAAAAGGAATGGTATCCATATAGTTTAATAATAGAAAAAAATATATTAGAAAATGAATATTATGATGATTATTGTGATTATATAAAATGGAAAAATAATCAATTAAATATGTTAAAAATATTATATTTTTTATATAAAGATAATAATAATTTATATGACGATATATGTAATAAATTATCAAATGAAATATATGATGAAATAGAAAAAGGATTAAATAATAATGAATATAAATATATAATAGATTATTTATTAGAATCATTAGATATATTAAAAGAAAAAATAAATAAAGATATAATAAATAAATTTAAAAAATATAATTTAAAAAAAGTAGATAGTTCAACAAAATTTTTAATATTAAATATAACAAAAAATTAAAATATATAAAAAATATAATATAGTTATATATTAATATATAATAATGAATAAATTTATAAAATCATTTATATGTATATATTTATATTTAAATTCAGTAGATTCATATTTAGTAAATACAAAAATATTAAATTTAAAAAAATCAAATAAAAGAGTAGTGGAAATAAATAAATTACAAAATATTAAAGCGAGATTTAGTAATAATATATCAAGAAGAGATAGTATATTTTTAACAACAGCATCATATTTATTATTACCAAAAATAAGTAATAGTCAAGAAATAAAAAGTGATATTAAAAAAGTTGCTGTATTTGGAGCATCTGGATATACAGGTGGGGATACAGTAAGAAATTTAATAGAAAAAGATATTGAAGTATTAGCAATAACAAGAAGACCAGTAAAAATAGTTAATAGAGAAAATGCAGGTAGAGATACATTGGTAATAGAAAATATAGAAAAGAAAAATAATTTAAAATCAATTATAGCAGATGTATTAAAACCAGAAACATTAACAAATATATTAAAAGATGTTGATGCAGTAATATATTGTGCAGCATCTAAACCAAAGGTAACAGCGAGACCAATACCAGGTGTAGATTTAAAAAATATAAATTATTTTAATAAAAAAAATTATTATAATATGAATGATATAGAAAATAAATATGTAGAAGAAAGTAATCATGTTGAAGATATAGGTTTAGTAAATGTAGCAAATGAAGTAATTAAAAATAAAGTAAAAAAATTAGTGATAGTATCATCAATATGTGCGAAATGTCAACTTAAAAATAAAGTTGAATATGGTGGAGAAGTAACAGATAAAGGAGAAACAGATTGTAAAGCGTGTTATGATAAACAAGAAGGAGAAGAAAGAATAAAGTTAATGTATGAAAAAATAGATAATAAGGATTTAAGTTATACAATAGTAAGACCAGGTTTATTAACACCGGGTGAAAAAAGAGGAGCAGACGAAATAGAATTTAATCAAGGGATATCAAAAAGTGGAATGATATCAAGAATAGATTTAGCAGATATATTAGTTTCTTCATGTCTAACAAAAAATTCAAATGAAAAAACATTTGAGGTATATTATAAAGATACAGCACAACCTGTAGATATGTTTAAATCATTAAAAAATTGTAAAGATATGGGTAAATCAGTAAAAGAATGTTTTTTTGGGGAGGGATATGAAGAGAATGAAACTATATCAATAGATAAATTAATGAAAAATAAAATAAAAGGAAGTATATTTCCATCAGGAAATGAAATATTAGGAAATAATTATATAGAAATGTTAGGGAAATTAAAAAAAGATGAAAAAATAGAATATGATATAAATATACTAAAATCGAATGATATAATTTAGTTTAAAAATTTATTATTAGTTAATACTAAATTATAAAAAAAATGAATAAAAGAAATATATTATAAATAATTTGATTATAATGGAAAAATTAAAAATTGACATAGAATATTATAAAGAAAGTTTAGTTTTAGCAGAAACTGAAATAGAGACAATACATAATACTGGAAAAGCATTAAAGGATGTAATAGGTATAGCATATGAAAAACATCGTGAGCGTATATGGAAATATTTTGGTTTTGAAGTTTCAAAAGAAAAAAACGATGCAATGTTTGATATTGATTGGTGTATTAAATATAAAGGAGAATTAATAGCATTTGAAGAAGATAAAGGTCATTATATTGATTCTTGTTTTCTAGAGAGAGCACTATGTGGATTTAGCAAAACAGTAAATATATATATAAAAAAAAATAAAAAAATACCACTATTTATTCTTCATAGTTTTACAAAATATAATAAATATATTATGAAATTAGAACAAGATATTGATACAAGAAAAAGTGAAATTAGTGATATATTACAAAATAAATTAATATATACTACATTAGTTAATTGTGATAGATTATCTAAAAAAAAATGGTTTTCAAAAGATTATTATAAAGCATACACAGATAATGCAAATGAAGAATTAATTATAAAAGATATAAAATTTATACAATCTCTTATTCCTGTTTCTGAATAAATTCAATTGCTTGTTTATAATATGTTTCATCTAATTCAATACCAATAAAATTTCTATTATTTTTTTTTGATGCTATTCCAGTGCTACCTACACCCATACAATTATCTAAAACAGTATCACCTTCATTAGTATAAGATTTAATTAACCATTCAAGTAAATCAACAGGTTTTTGTGTTGGATGAGAAGGTCTTTCAACACGGTTAAATTTTAATACAGTAGTAGGTAGTCTTCTACCATCACTTTTTGCAACATTTTCTTTATGACTACCATAATTACTTTGTTTATCAACAGCTTTTTGTGTATTCCATCTTTCATATGGTGTGCTATACCAATATTGAATATTATATACGGGTTGTTTTTTATAAAATATACAAATATCTTCATTTGTTTTCATAGGTTTTTTTTTAGAATTTAGAAAATCACTAAATTTATTTTTTTCCCAAACTAAACAATATCTAAAATATTTCATATTACTTGATATAAGCATTGTTGTGAAAGGTTGACTACCAAATAATATAATAGCACCATTATCTTTTATAATTCTATTATATTGTTTCCATAATTTATCAAAAGGAATTATAATATCCCATTTATTTTTGGTAACACCATAAGGTAAATCACATAATATTAAATCAATAGATTTATTATCAATCTTTAACATAACATCTAAACAATCACCATTTATAAGACATATCTTTTCATTATTTAAATATTCTTTTGTAAATTTAACATCTTTATTTATATCATTATATTTTATAATCATTGTTTCTATTATATTTATAATTATTATTTATAATCAATTTTTTATTAATAAATAATCATTTTAATTAAATTAAAAAAAAATGATTATTTATTATAAAAAATAAAAGTATATAAAGATTAAAATATATATATATATGTGAATTATCACCGCTCTTTTAGCTTAATTGGTTAAAGCGTTGGTCTTATGAGCCAAAGATTGGGAGTTCAAGTCTCCCAGAGAGCAAAATTATTTTTTTGAGAAAAAAAAGATTCTCTATATTATATAAAGTAAATTGTATAATTTACATCCAGCAATTAAAATAAGATTTATAAAGTAAATTGTATAATTTACATCCAGCAATTTAAAATGATTTAATTCTCTTTATTACGAAGTAAATTGTATAATTTACATGCAGCAATTTAAAGCGAGATTTATAAAGTAAATTGTATAATTTACATGCAGCAAGATTATAATATAGTAGATAAGTAAAATAAAAAAACACAAAAAAAATAAATAAAATTAAAAAGAATTTTATTTATATAAAAGCCCCCTTAGCTCAATTGGATAGAGCGTTGGCCTTCTAAGCCAAAGGTTGAGAGTTCAATCCTCTCAGGGGGTGTTATTTTTTTTTAAATTAATTTAATAATTTTCATATATTCTTTATGTGCTTTTGCAGCATTATATCTTTTTTTAACATTAATCTCTATTAATTTAGTTAAAAAATTTAAAACAATTAAATGTTTATTATGATTTATATCAGCTCTATTTAATATAATTTTCCAAGTATATAATTCTAATATAGATACACCTAACATATAAATATCTATTTTTTTTATATCAAATTTTTGTTCTATATTATAAAATTTTATATATGATTTATACATATTATGCATTAAAGTAATAATATCTTGTATTTTTTTAATATTATTTTTATTTCTAACATTTCGATAATTATTTTCTATAATATCATGTATAATATGATTATAAAATTTAATAAAATTTTCTTTATTTAATTCTGGTATATAATTATGATGTGATTGATTATATGCAAATGAAAAATTATAATTATTACTTAATACATCCTTTTTATTAACTAAAAAACCAAAATCTATTATTTTCATTTGTTTTGTTTTTGTATTATATAAAATATTCGGCAATCTAACATCGTGATGTACATATTGTTTTCTAGATAAAATGTCTAATCCTTCAAATACATTTTTAAAAGATTTAAATAAATTTTTAAATTTAATTTTTGTTTTAAATATAGTATGAATTAAATCAATTCCCCCATATTCATAAATTATTTGATATATAATTTGATTATCGGAAATAAAAAAATCATTATTTATTAATGTACATTTATTATATACTTCTTTATCATATTCACATAATTTTTTTTCACAATTAGAAATACGAGAAACTATTATATTTTTATTTTTATTAAAAATTTTTTCAATTTGTTTTTGATTTATTAATTCTTCATCATATGTTTCTTTTTTTAAAAATATTTTAACTATTGTATTTTTTATATTTATTTCTATATCACATTTTTTTGGATTTTTAAAAACACAACCATATGTTCCTTCTCCTATATATTCTTCTTTCATATTTATCTATTATTTAATTATATATTTTAAAATCTATCTTGATAATCTAAAAGATTTTGTACAAAATCTTTATAATCTTTACTTTGTTTTCTCATATTTTTGTGTGAATGAATTGAATCTTTATTTCTTAAATAAAGATATCTTTGATTTTGTGGATGTGATTTATCTTTTGTATTATATTTATATTTTTTTGGAATTTTAATACAATCATCTTCAATTGATTTCTTATAATATTCCGCAGAAATATATGATTTCATAATTTGATATTAATTATAATATAAATTAAAATAATCATTTTTTTTTATTTTAACTATAATTAAAATAATTTATATATTTAGATTAGATAGAATAATTTTAAAATATGTCTTTTAACCCAACATATGATGTTACAATTGAAGATTATATATTAGGTGTATCTGGTGTTACAGAAAAAAGAACTTTTACTGCAAATCAAGGTGATGGAACAAATACATATGGCAATATACTTACTGCAAGTGAAAACAGAAATAATAATAAAAATGATAGAGAAATTATCAATGGATATGGAAGTGAAAGTACATATGGTAGACAATGGCAAGCTTTGGGATATGAAACTGAATTTCCAGATGGTTATAGTAATTTATCAGATTTTGGAGATGTACAAAATATAGCAGATATTTTATTTAACCAAACAGGTTCTGCAGTTTCTGGAACTATTTTAACTTTATCATATGATTTAACACGAGCAGCAAATAACGGTTTAAGTCAGAATATAGGTAAAAGTTATATTCAAAGAATGAATGATGAAGGGCCAGGATGGCTAGTTTTTAAAGCACTTCCTACAACAGTTGATGGTTTTACATATCATTCATTAACAGATATTCTTAATGATCCAACTCGTCTTGATACTACAACTAATATACCTACTAAACACGCTAAAAGAGAGTTTAATAAAAGAAAAGAATCAGAAGGTGGTGATATTGTAGAACTTGTTAATAATAATTTTACTAAAGTTACTTACTATACATATGATGATTTTTTAACTAATAAAGATACTCTTGATTTAGATGATACAACTAAATTAACAATTGAAGCAGAAAGAGAAAAAGCTAGAATTATAGAAAGTAAAGGTGGTTTTGTTCAATTTTTTATAAATGGTGCTAATACTCATTATAAATATTTTACAAAAGATGAATATCTAAATAATAAAAATAATGATGCTGATTTTACAGGTGCTAATGTATCAAGTGGTGGTCGTACTTTTACTGCTATACTTACTGATGAAGCTAAAAGAGAACAAATAAGACAAAAAAATTCTATTATAGAAACAGCTAATACTAATCAAAGAATAAAAGATAGTGGTGGTGATGGAAATGGAGACACAACTAATATTGGTACTGTAGATGGTGTTTCATATTATACTTATGAACAATACGAACCCATTAAAGATACTTTTGATCTATCAAGTACTATTAAATTTACAAAATCAGCAAAAGATAAAATTGCTTTAAAAATTGAAAGAGAAGGAGGTCATGTTCAATTAATTGAAGATGATGTTAATAAAAATTATTACTATGTTAATGGACAAGAATATATTGATAATAAACTAGCCGATGGTACAATTGTTTTATCAGCTTTAAATGATACAGTTAATAGTCGTGTTTTTACTGCAGTATTAACAAATGAAGCTAAATGCGAACAAAAAAGACGAATAAATACATATGAAGAAACTAATAACAATAATCAAAGAATAAAAGATCACGATGGTGGTATAGTTGGTGATACAACATATGTTAAATATAGTGATTATTTAACTGATAAATCTGTATTATTTACAGATACAAGAACATTAACTAAAGAAGGTATTGAAATAAGAGATAAAATGATAGAAGTTGATGGAGGTTTTGTTCAATTTTTTATAGATAATGTTAATACTCATTATAAATATTTTACAAAAGATGAATATCTAAATAATATTAATGCAACAAATGCTAATTTTACAGGCACAGATGTATCAAGTGATGGTATTACTTTTACTGCTATACTTACAAAGGAAGCTAAAAGAGAACAAATAAGACAAAGAGAAATATTATGGAATACTAGAAGAACAACTGCTAAAAATAATGAAGCTTCATTAGAAGTTAAAAGAGGTTTAGATAGAAATAGAGAGGCTGCAGAATCTAAATTAGATTATACCTGGAATTCTTCTTCAGAAAGATTAGGTCTAAGTTGGTCTCAATCAACCTCTGAACCAGTTGATATTACTAATGAAGCAGGAGTAAAAGTATTAGATTATTCAAATAAAACAAGTAGTCATCAAAATCTTAAAGATAGTTTATCTGCTAAATTTAATGCTGGTGAAAGTTTAACTTATACAGAATTAGAATTACATACATTATTAGGTGATGATATAAATGGTGATAAAGTTGAACTATCACCAGGTCATTATGTTACTGATGGTACTAATTATTTTACAACACACGTAAATTTTGATTATTCAGATTTAACTGATAAAGTTAGTAATAATTATCTTGAATCAGATATTTTTAAAAATTTAACTAATTTTACAAGTTCTAAAAATTCTGATAATACGATTAAATTAGATGATAATTATTGGGAAGGTAGATAATTTAATGATTACTTTTTTTAACATTTATTTTTGGATTATTTTTTTTCTTAATGAATACACCTTCATCAAAATTTTCTTCATCATCATGATCTCCTACACCATTACCATTTAAATTTCTACTATCTTCAATACTTTGCATATTCCACATTTCAGTACTACACATTTTAAAATGTGCTTCTTTTGCTTTATACCAAAAAACTTGATCTTCTAATTTATTACTTTGTGTTTTACAATCTATTACTAAACATTCATAATTTTCAGTACATTGATTCATAACTTGATTAAAAACTTCAAAATTATTAAACATACCAGCATAATGGTCATATATTTTATGCCTTTCTTTTGTTATATTATTTCTAAATATAAAAACATAATCTAAATTATTTCTTAAAACAGGTGGAAGACCCATAGCATGTTGCATAGTAATTAAAAAGAAAATTTTATAATGTCTACCATTCATAAAAATAGAGCGAATACTTTTATCATTAATCCATTTTTTATCATATAAACAATCATCTAATATTAAAAATGCTCTATTATCAATTTGACTTCTACCATTTTTTGCTATTTCTAATTTTTTTTCACCAGAAATTTTCATTTGTCTTTCAAGAAATGTTTTAATTATTTTTTCATCAGGTTCATCATATAATAACATCTTTGGTATAAATTTTTCAAAATAACCATTCGCTTTTTCTGTTGGACTAACTACTATTCCTATTGGAAGACTACGATGATATGATAATATATCTTTCATACAATAAGATTTTCCTGTATTTCTTTTTCCAATAAAAACTACAACAGAATCTGATGCAATTTTAGAAGGATCAAATTTTTTTAATTCTAATTTCATTTATTTATTATAAGTTGCTATAATATAAATATATATAAAAATAAAAGATTTTTACTCATTCGTTTGAATAATGTCATCATCAATATATGGAGTAAAACCCGTATAAATAGTATCAGGTATTTTTTTTAATAAATCAGTATTTACTATATTTTTTTCATTAATACTATTATATTTTATTTTATTTGTTATATCAGATTGATTATTATAAATTAAAAATATAATTATTGTACTTAAAATATAAATAAAAAATAATAAAACTAAATTATTTAAATTTAAAAATGTATATTTTTTTTTATTTACTTTACTATTTCTATATTCATTTATTTGTATTATTATAAATATTATAATACTTATAACTAATGATATATAATAATACATTTTTCTAATATTATATAATAAAAGATTGCTTTATCTTGAACGCATTTAATACATTGTTTTTTTAACAATAGTTACAGAATTTTTTGAACTATTTGAACTATTTGAACTATTTGAACTATCATATGAATTATCATCTGAAATATATTTTTTAACATATATATTATTATTATTTGAATTATCTACTATTTCATTATCACTATCTATATTTCTAATATAATTATCTTTTAATTGAACATCTGAAATATTTTTTTTCAATTCATCATATGTTCCGGTTTCACTTTTATTATCATTATCATTATCATTATCATTATCATTTTCATTTTCATTTTCATTATCATTTTCATTATCATTATCATTATCATTTTCATTTTCATTATCATTTTCATTATCATTTTCATTTTCATTATCATTATCATTATCATTATCATTATCATTTTCATTTTCATTTTCATTTTCAGTTTGATTATCATTATTTATTTCATTATCATTATCATTTTCAGTATCATTTTCAGTATCATTTTCAGTTTGATTATGATTATTTATTTCATTTTTATTTTGATTATCATAATTAATAAATCTATTAAATCTATTAGTATTTCTAGTAATAACACTCATAGCAGTATTCAAACCAGTTTGTAAAAAAGATTTATTATTATTATTATTATTATTATTAATAAAATTATTATTATTATCATAATCATTATTTAATTCTAAAATATTATCATCATTATTACTAATATTATCATCATTATTAATATCTTCATCAATAATATTATTATTAATAATTTTATTATTATCTAAATCTATTTGTTCAATAATATAATCGATAGGAGTACATTCAGTAATAGTATTTTTAATAATTTTTTTAATATTTTTTTCAATAATATTATAATTATTTTGTATTTCAGAATGTTTTAAATTTTTATTGGTAAAAAAAAGGAAAGGATTTTTCCAAGCCCATTGAGCGACATTATAATAACATTTATGAATAAAATCTTTAATAGAGGGGAATTTTATATCAATATTATCAATTTTATTTTTAAATTCATAAATTTTAATTTTAATACTGTTAATAATAATTAATTTATAAATTTTATCTAAATTTTTATATTTAGAATTTTTTAATATATTAGAATATTCTTCATCAATAATTAAATTATTCCAACTTTTAATATTATTAAGTTTAATTTGAAAGCCTTTTAAACCAGATTTATCATTAATAGATTGAAGATAAAATGAATTAATTTTTTCAGCGATAGGAATAGTAATAGAATCTAAAATATAATGAATATATTCTTTTTTTGTATCAATAAAAGCTTGCATATTTATAATATAAAATAGATAGAATTCTTATATGTATTATAAATTAAATAGGATTAATATTAATATTTAATTCATTAGTTTTTAAAGATTTCATAATATTTGAATCAAGTCTTTTAGCGAAAGCATTATGTTGAATATTTTCTTTAGTAATAGATTTTCTAAAATCAACAGAAGAAGAGAAATCTCTATTATTATTTTGATAAATTTTACCAATATTACCATATTGTCTATTGAGAAGTTGATTTTTATCAGATTTCATTTTAATACTAGAAGAATCAACAGCAATATTCATATTACCAGGATTTGGAGTATGTCCAGCAGCAATTAAAATAGTTTCTCTAGTATCATCTTGTGGAGCTTCATAATAATGATTGCGATTGCCTTGTCTATGTTCATGAACAGAAGAAACATTACCTCTTGAAGGATTATCAGAAGTGAATTGTTTATTAGTGTTATTAAGTTCAATTTCTTTATTAAAATAACCACCAACTAATTTATTAAGTAAGCCACCTAAGAAACCATATTCAGATTTACCAATAATAGTAGTTTCTTTAACAGTAGTTTTAGCAATTAAATCAGGGTCATAAACGTAAGTTTTATATTGATTTGGGCCAATATTACGAATATTATCACATACATTTACAGTTTCTTTAACAGTAGTTTTCATTTTATCAAAATTTTCAATATAAGTTTTAGGGTCGGCTTTTAAATTAAGAATATCACTATCGTGAATAGTAGTTTCTTTAACAGTAGTTTTAGCATCATCTTGAAGAGCAGAATAAGAAGTATTAGGACCTTTTAAATTAGAATTATCATTATCATGAATAGTAGTTTCTTTAATAGTAGTTTTAGAAATATGATTAATAGGGTCATAAGTTGTAGGTTTTTCAACCAAACCTTTTAAATTACCACCAGTTTCTCGAGGAGCATCAATAGTATATTCTTTAGTAGTGAAACGAGCTCCATCAATAAGAGGAGAAATAATAGATTTAATCATGCTAGTAAAATTAGTAACGACGGTTTTATCTTCAGTAGTTTGTCTTTCATTATCATAAACCATAATATTATTTTTACCATATTCATCGAATGCCCCGACTCCTGGATTAGTATATTTAATACCACCAGAATATTCAGGATGTAAATCTTGTTTATTAGTGTGTTTTAAATTTTCGATAGGTCTATTGGAACTTTTAAGATTAGCACCAGTAGTTTTAAACCAATTATTTTCATCAGTATTATAAACTTTTTCAGGTTTATTTTTAGTAAAAGATTTTACAACACCTCTTTTAGCAATTTCATTTTTAGGAGCATTATAATTAATACCAAAAGTTTTTTCTTTTTGATTATTTTTAACTCTTAAATCATCTATATTTTTAGGTTTAGAATAAACATTAGAATAATAATTATGAAAACCACCAGTACCGGCATCATTAAAACCATCATTAATACCGGGTCCAACTCTTTTTTGTTCAATTGGAAAAACATTATTATTAATATTAGTTAAAGTTGAATTACTTCTATCTTTTAAAAAAGCGGAATCAAATTTAGAACCATTAATTAAATCATAACCAGCAGTAGGTTGAAAGAAATTTTCAAGTTCTTTTTTATTATTATAAAGTTTATGAACATCTTTATTATTATCAATAACATATCTATCAATATTTGTATTTTGTGTTACAGAACCTTTAATAAATTTTTGCATATTATTATGTTTTAAATTTTCTTTATTCATAACTTCACCAGTTAATGAAGTAAAAGATTCATTAACATTGCTGAAATTTTCATTTTGTGGTAAATAAGTTAAATTAGCAATAGGATTATTTTTATTAACTTTAATATCATGATTTTTAATTTTTTCCCAATTTGTAGAATTATAATAATTATCCATAGAAGGAATATCACCTTGTCTTAATTCCATTATTCTCTAATGAAATTATATATAATAATATAGAATAATATAATACTTATATATAATATAATTATTTAAGAAATATTTTATAATTTAATTTAGAATGATATTAATATATAGTGATATTTGTAAACATTGTAATATATTATTAGAAACAATTGATAAACACGATAAAAATAATATAGTGAGAAAGATATCAATAGATTCATTAAGGAAAGAATATAATATAGAAAAATTAATACATTCAGTACCAGCATTGATAAGTAAAATAGATACTGATAAAATAAATAAAGATGATATATTATTTGGAAAACAAGTATTTGATTATTTATTATTACCAAATAGAGGAGTATTATTTACACAAGATAATAATACAAGATTAAATAAAGAACAAAAAGATTCAAGAGAAAATATAAATATGAATGATAATCTAGAAGATAATGGTCCATCTGCATTTTCATTAGGGAGTTCATTATCAGATAAATTTTCATTAATAGATGAAAGTGATGATAATATATTAAAAGATAAAATGTATAATTGGGATGTAATAAGAGATGATAATGATATAGAAAAAATAGTAGATAATAGTTCTAGTATAAATCCAATATCATCAACAAACCAAAATAATGAATTAAAATTACCTTCAATAGAAGAATTATTGAATAAAAGAAATCAAGATATAATATAAATTATATAAAGAAATATACAAAAATAGATATAGTAATAATAATGACAAAAACATATATATTTAATCAATATTATATAGATTTAATAAAAAGATTAAAAACAACAACAAAAAAACATAAAGAAAAAAGTACAACTGCAAAAAAAGTCAATGATACTATAAAAAATAATTATTTAACATTAGATAAAACAACAGATGAATATATATTATATTTTAAAAAAAATATATCAGATGAATTATATGAATCATATAAAAAAATAAATATAATAAAAAATGAAGATAAAGAAGAGTTAAATATTTCAAATGAAACAGAAATAACAAATATAGCGAATGAATGGTTAGAAAAAAATTCTGAATTATTAATATTTAATGATATAACATTAGGGGAAATAAAAAAAATATTAAGAGATGAATATATATGTCATCATTATATTAGTATATTTTTAATTTTAACAAGAGATATAGATGATGAAGTATCAACAAAAATAGTAAATTTATTACAACAAAATAATTATGAAGAAGAATTAAAAGAATTGGAAGATGATAATGATAATTTTAAAACAATATTAACAAATTTACAGTATATAAAACAAATAAAAATAAAAAAATCAGTAGAATTAAATATGGGTGGAATGGAAAATACAACATTGGGACAATTAGCAAAGGAAATACTTGAAGATGTAGATATAAATAAATTACAAAAATCAATAGGAGAAAATGGAGATGTATTAAAAAGTCTAGGTGATCCAAATAGTGGTTTTGGTGATATTATTTCAAATGTAAGTCAAAAAATGGCAACAAAATTATCAAATGGTGAATTAAATCAAGAAAATTTAATGAAAGATGCAATGAAATTTGCAACAATGATGCCGGGAATGTTTGGAAATAATCAAGAACAATCAAAAGGAAAAGCACCACCAAATATGGGAAATATGATGAGTATGTTTGCTGATTTAATGTCAAATAATAATGATGATATGCCCGATATTAATTCAATGAAAAATATGGCTAAATCAATGGGTGGAAATCAAAAAGGATCAAGATCAGGATTTAGTGATTCAAATTATAGAAAATTAGCTGCACAAAAAAAAGCTAGAAAAAAATTAGCAGCTAAAAATAATAATCAATAAAAAGAAAATACATTAATAATATAGAGATTACATAATAATAATGATATTAGATTATTCAGAATTATTAAAACCTATTTTTATTGTAAATAATAATATGACACAATCAGAAAAAATTAATACAATTATTCGTTTTATATTATTTTTTGGTATAATATTCGCTTTAATTTTAAATAATTATAAAATAGCATTATTTGTATTTATTATAATTATATGTTTAATTTATCTAAATTATTACAACTTTAATTTAGATATAATTAAAGAAAAATTTAATAATTTAAATAATTTAAATTTTATTGATAACAAATTATGTGTATCACCTAGTAAAAATAATCCTTTAATGAATCGCAATATTTATGATAATAGAAATTATGATAATTGTGATATTGATAATAAATGTATTAAAAATAAAATAAATAAAATATTAAATAATTCTATTTATACAGATGATTATGATATATATAATAGAAATATATTAAATAATATTTTTTATACAGTACCAAATAATAATATAATAAATGACCAAGAAGGTTTTGCAAAATGGTTATATAGAGATGATGTAACATGTAAAGAGGATGGTGGTATGGAATGTTATAATAATCTATATACAGATTTAAGAGTAAAATAATATAAAAATATAAAATATACTTTAATTAGAATAATAAATTTCAAATGGCTAATTTTTCTTCTTCTATTACTTTTACTAAAGATAATTTAGATAATAATAAAAATATTATTAAAAAAATTGAATACAAATATACACATTTAAATGATGATAAATTATGGTCTACCTATTATATTAATAAAATAGATAATAATGGTAGTAAAGAAACTTTTAATAAATTATATAAAAATGGTAATAATGTATATGAAAAAATAGGTAATAGTAATAATAAAGATTCTTGGGATATTAAAGAATTTTTTAATACAAATTTAGAAAAACAATATGTTGATAATTATCATAATATTAGTTTTAATGATAATTTATTAGATGCTTGTGAAAATATTCCAATAGAAAATCAAAATTTATTAAAATAAAAAAAATGATTATATTATTTTATATGATTAATATCAATGTCGGATTCTTTTACAATTCCTAATTCATTTTTATGTCCAATTACACATAATATTATGTGTAATCCTTATATTGATAATGATGGTAATACATATGAATATTCTGCTATTACTGAATGGTTATCGATAAATAATACTTCACCTATAACAAGACAGTATTTAAAATTATCAGATTTAAAACCAAATCGTTCATTATTAGAATTAATTAATATATTTAAATCAAATAATTTTATAAAAGATACAAAATATATTGAAACAAATAATAATTTTAAATTAGATGAAAATATATGTAAATTTAAAATTAATAAATATATTAAAAAAGAATATACTTATTTCCAACTTAATATTGACATTATTAATTTAGAAAATAGTCCACCAGTTGATATTGTTGCTGTTATTGATATTTCGGGTTCAATGGATTCTAATGCAAATGTTCAACAAAATGGTAAAAGTGTTGATATTGGATACACTATTTTAGATATTACTAAACATGCTTTAAATACAATTATTGAATCTATAAAACCTAATGACCGTATATCAATTATTACATTTTCAGATTATGCTAATACATTAATAAAATTAACACATATAGATAATACTAACAAAGAAAATATTAAATCACAAATTAATAATTTAAAAACTAAAGGTGCTACAAATATTTGGGCTGGTTTAAATAAAGGTTTAGAACAATATTTAGATAAAAATAATACTAATAGAGTTAAATCATTACTATTATTAACTGATGGTATTCCTAGTGAACATTTACTACCACCAAGAGGTATTTTAGAAACACTTGATAGAAAACTTAAAGTTATTAATGATAGTAATATTATTTCCCCTAATATTTATACATTCGGTTTTGGTAATAATTTAGATACTGATATTTTAGTTAATATCGCTAAAAAAGGTAATGGACATTTCTCATATATACCTGATTCAGGTTTTGTAGGTACTGTATTTATTCATTCTCTTGCTTATATTAAAACTTTAATTTGTAATACTGCTATTATTGATTTAGATTTTATTTGTAATAATTTTAAAAATAATGTTGAAGTTTTAGGTTTTAATAAAGATAATATTAATTTAAATAGTTTACATATTGGTAATAAAAAAAATATTATTTTTAAAATTTTATCTAAAGATTTAAATAATTGTTTAGAATCATTAGTATTTGCTTTAAAATATAAAACTATTGAAAATGATAATAAAATTATCAAATATACATTTGATAAAAATAAAAATTGTATAGATTATAATAATCATGATATTATTAATAATATTAATTTTAATATTTCCCGTTTAGAATTAATTAAATGTTTAAATACTAATATTTATAATGATTTAGTTAAAAATTTTAATAATTATTTAAATAATAATAATTTATATATTTCTAATGATTTAAATCAGGATTTAGAACAAATTAAAATGGCTGTTAATACTCATTATAATACATGGGGTAAAAATTATATTAAATCTTTTACATATGCACATTTAGAAGAAAGATGTAATAATTTTAAAGATAAAAGTATTCAAAAATACGGTGGTATATTATTTAATATTATTAAAGATAATATTGATGATATTTTTAGTAATTTACCACCACCTACTCCATCTAATTATATTAATTATATAGATAATAATAATGATAATAATAATGATAATGATAATGATAATGATAATGATAATGATAATGATAATGATAATGATAATAATAATATTAATAATAGATTTATAAATAATAAT